TTTTTCATAAAGCTTAATATCTTTTTTAAGTTCGTTTACTGCTTTCTTATCAACCATTTCCTTAACGTCATCACCTTCGGTCATGGTTAATTTATTTTTAAGCTCTTCGATCTTTTCGTTAATCTTTTCAATCTTATGAGCAACTGAAGCAACTTCTCCTAATTTTTCAATTTCCTTAAGGTGTTTCTCAACTGCTTTTCTCTTGGCTTCTGTTAAGGTTTCGTCTTTTTGCTCATGTTTTTTTCTCTTGTATATCAAATCCCTAACCCCGGCTTTAGCATCTTCCTCATCTTCTGACCCTGCAATACCTGTAATGTCTGTTTCTCCTAAATGTCCGTCACCGTAAGGAGGCAACTCTCTTTCAGTCCAGCCTAAACGACTGCCGTATCTTAAAGCAGTGGTACGGTAATTGTCAGCTTTTAAATAATCTCCTTCAGAATAAGCTTCCATACCTTTATCGTAGTAGTAATAAGCCATTTGCTCATCCTCTTGGTCTGCATCATAATCTCCGTCAGAACTACCATAGAATACTTCATTAAGCTTAACAGGCTCCATTCCTGATGATTTGTATTTACCTGTTACTTCTTTTGTTGGACCTAGACCAGGAGCCTCGTCTGTATATCCTAAATCTTTAACGCCAAACTGCCCGGTCTTAACATAGTGTAAAGGATCTTTTTCAAGATTCTTAAATACTATTGCCTTGATTTCAGTCTCAGTCTTATCAGCATTCTTAGGATCTTTCATCTCAGCATAGTATCCGGTTAGGATTTCTGCTGTTGAAATATTGTTATTGTTTTTAGTATCTTTATAGTCATACCCTTTAGTTTCCATTTCCTCAACTTCCTTGTCGGTATCTTTCAATTCTGCTTTTACATTCTCGTTGAAGATCTTAAACCAGTCTGGGGTCTTATTCTGTGCAATACCTCCAAAGACTAAAGTCTCAGAGATGATGCCTCTTTCAGATAGGTTGTGGATAGCTTGGTCAAAAGTCAACACGTTTGTTACAACGTTAGGAAACATTGTACGGGCTTCTTTTAAGAATAGTTCTTTATTGCCTTTACCTTCTTTAATAAGGTTGTATTTATCTTGTAGGCTTTTCATATGTTATAAATAGGTATTGTTTATTTCCAAAGGTCTTTGTATTCCATTCCCTTGGCTGCTTTTCTGGTCTTGGCTTTATCAACAAGCTTCCATCCCATTTTTAGATAATAGTTTCTAGCAGCTCCTTTAGCGTTTTTATTAGGATTAAAAGCATAAGGGGTATTGTATCCTCCGGCACCGCCTGAGGTTGATTCTTCTTTAATCATTTCTTTGAGCTGTTTTTTGAAATCTGCTCTGGTCATAATTAAAGTTCGTTTAAAAGTTCGTAATATTGAAGTAGATTAACAATACAGTCATTAGTCATTCTTTCAGTCTTTTCTAATGGCTTGATGTATTTCTTAACTTCCTGTAGTTTTATTTTTACTACTTCGTTTGATACTGTGTTGATTTTAGTATCTAAGATATTCTGAATTTCGTTGATCTGATTGTTGTAGTATTCTTTAAGGTTATCAGTGTTCTCCACTGATGTGATAACCTGTCTAAGTACTTCTTTCTGCTTGGTATTCAAATGATCATACTTCTCATTGAATTTTTCCAAAAGCATCTGGTAAGTTAAAATACGGACATCCTTGGTGTAGGTTTTGTATTCAGCCAATAACTCATCTGTTTGTTCTTTTGCCGGAGTGGCTGTCAGATGTTCTAATAGAGTTAGTTTATTACTGATGATTGCTGAAGGTGTTACCTTATCTGATGATTGATTTTCAATTAGATTATTTAAAGCAGCATAAATCTTGTAGTTTTGAACTTTAGCTTTGAAGAAATTTTCTAAATCGTAATTAGTTTTAATTTCTTTTACAAGATTATACTTCTGTTTTTTAACTGATTCTCTTTTTAATTTTGTGGAAGCTTCAACTAGAGTGTTGATCACCAATTCTGCTTTAGATTCTGTCAAGGATTTACGCAAGGTAAGCTGTTCATACAGTTTGTATTCCTTACCTAGCTCTGTATTAACAAAATACTTTTTTAAAATACTAAGAGCAGGGGAGTTCTTTCCTTGCAAAGTATCAGATGTTATCTGTCTTACTAGCAACTCAAAAAGAAGCCCGGTGTTTTTATATTTTGAATGCTTGATCGACATCAATATACGGTTTTATAATAAATATACTATTAATTATCTTCTCTTAATTGACTTTCATCTAACATGTTTTCTGCCTTTTTCTGGGCTTCAAAGATTAACGTCTTTTTGTTTGTCATAGAATCAAGAACATTCTGGTATTTGAAGTACTGTTTTTTAGTTTCCATGGCAAATGGTGCTGATGTGTCTCTACCGTAACCTTGCTGGTCATCGGTTTTCATACCTACTTTTCCTATCCTGTCTTGACCTAGTGGGTCATTTTGAGTTCCATAATGAGATGCCTTCTCTTTTGGACGTCCTAATACAGGTTCATCTCTATTATACCCGTCAGGTACATTACCTGGTCTTTCATAGACTCTACCTTTTCCATAAGCTGTTGCAATATCATGCGGAGTTCCGAAAGATTTTCCAGTTTCTAGAGGATCGTTTCCTTCATTTTCAATTTGAGATACTCTAAATTTACGTTTGGCATCCTGTAATACTAGGTCTCTCATCTCAGAATACTCATCTTGACTTAAGTGGAAGATGTTATCGTAGATCCAATCAGAAGAGAATAAGTTAGAATCTACCATGGTGGTTACTAATTCCATCTTCTCTTTCATTAAAGCTACTCTTTCCTGATCGTAAATGATTGAAGGGGTGGTTAATGAAATTTCAAAGTTGGTTAAACCTTCTTCTGTATAACCTTGAGTGTAAAGATGCACAAAAGCAATCTTATAAAGTTCTGAAGTTATGATTCTTTGTAGTTTCTCTACTGTTCTACCAAAGCGAATATCTTCTGCTGCCAAGGTTGCTTTACCTTGTACGTTTTCGTCATACCCTAAAAATGCTTTTGGTATTCTTAATGCAGCAAATAACTTGTCTCTCAAGTAAGTAACGTCGGTAATACCGTCGTATTGTAGTCCTCCTAGGGTATCAATCTTGGTTGCAGTATCATTTCCTCTAACGGGGATGTAGAAATCCTCCATTAGGTTCTGCATATTATACTTTAGGTTATATTCACCAGTCTGTTGGTCAATATAAGGAGTACGTTTCATCTTAGTGATAGCTCTTTGCATGGAATTCTCAACTTCTGCCGGTGGAATACCTCCAACGTTCATGTAGAATATACGCTTCTCAGGTGCTCTTACTATTCTATGAACTAACATAGCATCTTCCATCAAGGTATACTGCTTGAATAACTTACGAGCAGGTTCAATATAAGAACGGCCATAAGGTAAAAAGTTAATATCTGTTAAAAGACGGAAGTGTGCAATCTCGTAATTATCAAAATAAAGAGATTTGCTATCATTCTGGTTCGGTAGTTTAAAGTATCCGTAAGTATCTGCTGCCAGGCCATCAGGATCATATCTAAATCTTACTTTCATTGGGTTTTCTGGGTCATAACCTTCCTGTCTTTCAATGTTAAATGCAGAAAAAGGAATGACATTATATACTCCAAACTTCTCAGAAATTTCTAGTTTAAGGAAAAAATCCCCATACTTACACATATTCCTGATCCACCAGCTTAAGTTAAATTCAACATTTAAAACATCGTAGAAAAGATTGTAAAGAATCTTCTGAATGTTCTCATCTGTAGAACGGATATGTAAAACCTCCCCCATATCATTCTTCAGAGTAGATTCTTCTGAAAGAATATCAAGGGCTGAAGCAATGATTGCATCAGTATCCATAGCATCATATTCAGAATATAACTGAGTTCTTAAGGTCTGGTAATTGAATGATGATTGGTAACCATATAAGGATGTTGGGGATGTGGTATAGATTCTATTATATCTAGAGAATAAAGAATTGTTCTCTAATTCTCCCGACATTTGAATCTGGTTTGTATCAGCGACCTTTAATTGATCTCCTCCAACGTTTCTAATTATGACATCGGTGGAAAATAATCTACGGAGTCTGCTAAGTATACTGGTGTCTGCCATGTTTGATTAACAATATAAGTATAAATAGTAATAGAAGCCAGTTACTTTTACTTGTATATCCAAGAAATATCTTCTTGACCTCCTTTGCCGTTGTCTAATAGATTAGGATTTTGGAAGTTTGTTGGCATATAAACAGCCTGATGTGGTGCTTTAGTTACTGTAATATTATTTAAAGCGTTACGAGCTAGGTCTACTCCTTGCTGCCTATATTTTAGAGCAGTATCCCGGATATACATTGCTGTTCCAAAAGACATTACTAGGTCATCATTATACCCGGACTGAGCTTCTGCCCGACCATGTTTCCAAACAAATACTTTCATTTCTTCAATCAGTCTTTTAGATTGTACAACGACTGCCTTTTCGTTAAAGTATTCTTGGAATTTTCCAATTACCAGGGGTCTGGTTTTCAAAGTCATTGAGAATCCGGGTACCATATTTGAACTCATATCATACTGATCAAAGTAAGTATCTGCTGATACATTCCCCGATCTTGGAGAATAGTATAGATTAGCATACCCTCTTTCTAATATTGTTTCAATAGTAGACCAGCCTATGTTTGCATTCTCTACTACTAGAAGTGCATTATTATACTCGGTTGCAATTCCAACTAGTAG